CTGATATGTGAAAGTAACTGTGTTACCGCTTTGTAAGCATCGAAAGGTTGCCATAAGAACTCCGTGAAAAAGGGGGTTATTAGCCCCCTTAGATTAGTTTACTGGACGACCAATAACCAACTGTAAAGTTGTAGACGCTAAGTCCACAGAACTACCTGTTGGATTAACAGTAACGATAGTCACAGTGTTAGCGGCTGATACATATGCTCTACGCATAAGACCTGCCTCTGAAACGCCAATAGACATACCGATAACCATATCACCCAAAGCCACGCCTGGTACTGTCACTGTATCTGTAGCGGTTGCAGTAGTACCTACTGATGCGCTATCAAGAGTACAAGAAACGTCCCAAGTGTCTGTAAATAGACCACGAAACTGGTCATTGCCCCTGCGGGAAACGACTGCGGTTGCTGCTGCCATAATAATCTCCTAAATAAAGAAAAACCCCCCACCCGTTAAGGCGAGGGGAAAGGTTGTTATCAAGAAGGAACAACCAAGGCAAACATGGAAGAAGAAGTAGCAGCACCAGTAGTGGCAGCGTTCTTCAAAGCGGCAACACCATACAAAGTGTCAGAAGTAAACAAAGTAGCGAGGTACTCTTGCTTGTACTGAACTTGTGAACGGATACCAACTTGCTCAACCAGAACCATAGATTCCTTGTGACCCATCAAGCAGACACGAGCAATAGCAGAACCACTTGTTGGGTAAGCGGCTGTTGCAGATGCAGAGTCAGCATTGCTAGATGTGAACACGGGGATACCATAAAGGTTACCGATCTCACCATTGCGGATAGCGTTGCCATCACCCACAAAAGCCTGCTCAGTGTAACGGGCAAGACCCATCAATGTGTTACGGCTTGAAGGAGGAATGATGAAGAAGCGACCATCCATAGGAGTGTCGTTGTCATCCAAACGCTGAATAGTACGACGAATAGCCGCATCAGTCAGAGCAGAGGCATTACCAGTGTTGGAGTTAGCAGTGTAGTCAAAGGCTGTTGTGCCATCACCACCGATAAAACCACCAGTGTAACGTGCGCTATCAGCAGTACCACCATTGGCAGAACGACCCAACTGAATCAAGTCTGAATCAACTTGCTTAGCCAAGGCATAACCTGCGTCAGATGTGTAGAAGTTACGCATAGAGTTCAGGGCTTGAACTTCTGCAATATCTTCAATCAAACGGCTATATTCATAGTGCTTGTTGATGGATACTTGAACTTCAGATGCTGTATCAACGATCAGGGTAACTGCGTCAGTTTTGCCCTTCAAAGAAGCGTTGCCACGACCAGGGGCTGGAATGTGAACTGTGTCACCTTTCTTGCCCTTGAAGTTCATCTTCATAACCAAGTTCGCTAGAACAAGGTTCTTTTTGTAACTGGCAACAATTTCATCACTCCAAATTTCAGGAATGAAGTTAGCTGCGGATGTTACTGTGGTTGCATTGTTAGGTGCGAATGCTGTATTAGCCATGTTTAAATCTCCAATAAATTAAGTTTACTTAACTCTACCCTCTTGGTACGCCTGCATGATTTCATCAGAAAGCGCCTCATAGCGGTTAGGGTCTTGCATTTTCAGCCGAATAAGGTCAGCCCTACGATAAACTCGTTTTGATGACTCTCCAGAACCGCCTACATCTACTCCAACTGCTCTCAAATTCTGCTTGCGAGTGGCTTCTCCAGCATCACTCGTTTGCTTCTGTTTGACAGAGCGAAGTTCTTTGTAAGTCGATAACAGTTCATTGGCAGCATCATAATCGAAATCAGCATCAGCCTTCTTGAACAGATCAATACGAACAGGGCTAGATTTGACCCAATTCGCAAAGTCCTCATTTTTGGCAATGTCGCCAAAATCAGGGTGTTCTTGCGCTAACTTCTGCTGAATTTGCGCCCTTTTCATCTCTAAAGTGGCTTGTCTAGCCGCAATGATGTCAGGGTGACTATCAACTGTCCTTTGAACTGCCTTCTGTGGATTCTCAAAGAAGTCTACTTCAGGCTCTTCTACTCTAGTCTGTTGTTGTCTAGAACTAAGGTTCTGTTTAATGAGTTCATCAGCTAACTTACGGACTTCGCCTACTTCTTGTGCTTGTTTACCAATGAGCTTTTCAGCCTCTTGGTGCATTTTCACAATTTCATCTAAACTTTTGTGCCTGTATTTATCAGGAAGTTCCGACTTATCAGTATCTTTTTGTGAAGTCTTCTGTTCGACAATGTCAAACTCACTTAACTCTTCTTTTTCGTTGTCAATCAACATACGTTTCCTTTTTCCTGCCGTTATCGGTTGTAGGAGATTCAACTCGGCATAATTGCTTATGAGTTGAGTTTCTGCTCAGATTTCAACTTGTCGGTATGACTCTTTCCAAATTTGGCATGAGCCGTTGGAAAAGAACCAGACCATCCTTCAAGTTTGAAAGCTGGCGCAGAGAGTGAACGTGTAGCCAAAGCCCCACACTCACACTTCAAGTTCGTTGCCTCATAAACAACAAACTTTTCTGTTTTGTGTCCGTTTTCACAGACGTAATCATAAAATCTCTTCATACGCCCTCTCGCTGATCTCTTTAAGATTTTTCAGCCAAGTTAGGATAGAAAGTTCACCTTTTTTGAATTGTAGGTCTTTCTCATCAGAAACTACAGAGATATTATTCAAAGATACTATTATTTTGTCAATATCTTCTACTAAATCTTTCCACCCTTGGGTAGACATCATCTCAAAACGAGCTTCGTAATACTTTTGCAGTTCAGGCGTCATACGTCTTCAGAACCAGCGTATTGCGTAAAAGTCTTCAGAACACCATATATAGCGGGGATTAAATCGCCTTGCAAATCCTCAACTGCAATATAGTGAGCCTGTTGTTGGATAGAAGGCCATCCTGCTTTACGGGCTTCCTCTGTTGCGTGGATTTCCACTTGTACTTGGATTTGGTCTTTTGTACCAAAAAAATTGGTAATCCTAGCGTAAGCCTGAGTTTCAGACTGTCCGTTAGTTGAGTTAGTTGCTGTAATTTTTAAAGCCATGATTGCTCCTGTTAGTAAGTCATTTCGGTTGTGCGGATTTGGCAAACAGTCCTAATTGTAGTACCCGCTTGCCCTGTGAATGTAACTGCCAACCCGCCATTGGTAGTATCTGCTGAAAGTGCGATTACCCAAGTTGATGCCCCTGCGTCTGCGTAACTTGATGTGACTGTCGGTGTGCCTACTAGGGCAGTAGAAGCGGCATTTGCACCACGCTTGATAACACCCTCAATAGTCCATCCTTTTGTGTTGCCACCGCCTGTTACACCAGCAACCACTTCTCCTGTAAAGAAATAGGCTGAGTTGTTGGGCAAAATTACTTGGTTTGTTGTGGATGCGGCATTTGAGTCATTTGTTAAAACTGTTGCAGTAGCGTCTGTTGTTTGTCTGGCTAAGACAATTAAGGCGGCTTGTGATACTCCAGAAGCAGCGCTAATTGGGTTAACACACGCAGAAAAAACTTGGTTTGCCCAAATGCTTCTAGTAGTTCCAAAACTTCCACCAACTATTACCGAGTGCAAACTATTTGCTGTATTTGCATAGCCACTTCCAATAAAAGAACTTTGCCCACTTCCAGTATTAGAAAAGCCACCTCCAACAACTGCGCCATTTCCGCTTGCCGTATTTGGATAAGCAATACCTGCAAAAAGACCACCACCGCCTACAAAAGAACCAATACCACTAGCAGTATTGCTTCTGCCACCACCAACAACAGACCAATCACCAGAAGCAACATTCCTGTTACCAGACGTTCCCGCATCACCACCACCGCCAATAAAGGAATATGAACCAGTAGCCTGATTGTTTCCACCACCTACTACTACTCCGTGTGGAGTGTAGAAACTGAGTGTGCTAGTTGATGAGCCGCTTGCGTTTTTACTCAGGGTTAATGATGTGCCTGAAATAGCGGCTACATATGTGTCGCCAGCGATAGATGTACCTGTGATGTACTGACCGACTTTAATGTTGGCGTTGGATGCGGCAAGCGTAACGGCTGTAGTGCCGTTCATTGTTGCGGATTGGGTGGTGACAGCAGACCCAGATGTTGCAGAGTTGGTAAACCCGCCACCAATAAAATTCCAAAATCCTCCAGCAGTATTGGATGAACCTCCAACAACAACACTTGGGTAATTGCTTGATGTGTTTGATTCGCCAGCACCTACAAAAGAATAAGTACCAGATGAAGTGTTAGCATTTCCACCCGCAGTAACTGAACCATAACCAGAAGAAGTATTAAAGTTACCGCCACTAACAGTAGCAAATTGTGTGCTTGCTCTATTACTAGAACCACCAGAGATAGTAGAGGCCGTAGCCGAAGCCACTTGACTAGCACTAGCCCGTGTAGTCTGCCAATCCACCGCATTAGTACCACGGGCATTGCCACCTGTTGCTGTGGAATCTGTTAGTTGAGCCTGTAGCGCACCAGTACCTTGAGGCTGAAGAACCAAAGGTGCATTGGCTGTTACTGTATCCGAAACATACAGTTGGTTGTTATATTGGTCTAGTCTGATTGTCATATTAGAACGTCACTTCTGTTGTGGAAATGGAACTGACCCATCGTATTGTTGTAGATGCCGCACCAGTCACAGTCACCGCCAAGCCACCATTACTTGTATCGGCAGTTAAAGCAATAGTCCACGCAGATGCACCAGATGTAGATGCAACTCTATCAATTACTGGTGTTCCAATCAGCACAGTAGAGCCAGCATTAGCACCTCGCATGATTGCACCTTCAAAAGCCCATGCCGCACCATTAGCCGCACCTGTCACATTAGCAATGACAGAGCCTTTGAAATAGTAAGCAGAGTTGTTGGGTAGGATAATCTGGTTGACTGTGGATGGCGTTGTAGAACTATCGCAAGTTAAAACACTTGCAGTGGCATCTGTAGTTTGTCTTGAAAAGGTAAAAATAGCATTTTGTGCTTGTCCATTAGTAGAACCCAAACTACTTCTTGAACCAAATACAGTTATTCCTGTTATACCTCTTGTTGTTTGGTTGTATCCACCAATTGCCGCAGAATAAGCACCTGAAGCAATATTGTTTCCACCTGCTAAAACAGAAGCATGAGCGCCCGATGCTAAATTTGAATAACCACCTAACACAGAAGAGCCTAATGCACTAGCAGTATTACCTCCGGGGCCGCCACCATAAGAGCCACCACCACCAATAAATGATGCTTCACCAGAAGCCGTATTATTCCAACCACCGCTAATTGTTGATAAAGCACCACTTGCAGTATTTCCAAAAGTATCTGTTCCACTAGTGCCGCCTCCAGCAACAATAGAACCTGCACCACTTGCTACATTTTTACGTCCACCTACAACAACACTCCAATCACCAGAAGCAACATTACGATTAGCCGCAGTACCAGCATCGCCTCCGCCCCCGATGAAACTGTAACTTCCAGTTGCCTGATTGTTACCACCGCCTACTACTACTCCATGAGGGGTGTAAAAGGATAGGGTTGATGTGGATGAACCTGTAGCCGC